GGTTGTATCCGCAGTGGTTGTATCTGCGGGTGGCGCTGTCGTTGTGGCTGTTGGTGACGAAGTTGTATCTGCGGGTGGCGCTGTCGTTGTAGTTGTATCGGCAGTTGTTGCAGGGGGTGGCGCTGTGGTATCAGTGGTTGTAGCAGGTGTCGTAGTCGTAGCTGTGGTATCAGTTGTGGTCACTGGAGGTGCAGTTGTAGTATCGGTTGCAGTAGTAGTTGGAGTTGTCGTATCCGTAGCAGCCGCAGTTCCGCCAGTTCCGCTACTTGTTGCTGTGGTGTCTGCTGTGGTTGTTGATGTTTGTGTTTGCGCCTGTGTTTGAACAGCTTTATCCGCTGCTTCTTTTGCCATTGCATCAGCTACGGCTTGGTCTTGCGCTGCTTTAGCTGCTGCTGCGTCTGCTGCTGCTTTTGCTTGTGCATCTTGTGCAGCTTGTGCGTCTGCCTGTGCCTGTGCTGCTGCTTGAGCGTCAGCTTGCGCTTGCGCTTGAGCTTGGGCTGCAACTTGAGCTGCCATTTGATCTTGAATAATTTTTTCTTGTGCCGCTTGAGCATCGGCTGCCGCTTGATCCGCTGCTGCTTTGTCCGCTGCTGCTTGAGCTGCCGCTTGATCTGCTAAAGCCTTGGCTTGAGCGTCAGCTTGCGCTTGCGCTTGTGCTTGCGCTTGTGCTGCTGCTGCGGCGTCTGCTGCTGCTTTTGCTTGTGCATCTTGTGCAGCTTGTGCGTCTGCCTGTGCCTGTGCTGCTGCTTGAGCGTCAGCTTGCGCTTGAGCCGCCGCTTGAGCCTGAGCTTGCGCTTGTGCTTGAGCATCGGCTGCTGCTTGGGCTGCCGCATCTGCTTGAGCCTTGGCTTGGGCATCCGCTGTTGCTTGGGCTTGCGCCTGTGCTTGAGCCGCCGCTTGAGCCTGAGCTTGCGCTTGTGCTTGTGCATCGGCTGCTGCTTTTGCTTGTGCGTCTGCTTGCGCTTGTGCCGCCGCTGCTGCGTCTGCCGCTGCTTTATCTGCTGCTGCCTTATCTGCCGCCGCCTGAGCATCGGCTGCCGCCTTAGCTTGAGCAGCTTGTTGCGCTGCGGTAATGTCACCGTTAGCGGTGGCTACTGCACCTTGGTAATTGGTGTAATTAGCGTTATAAGTGCTAATAGCGGATTGCAATGCAGCAGAATTAGATTGATAGGTAGATAAACTGTTGTTGTAATTAGTCTTTGCTGCCGCCGCTGCATTTTGATCGGCAGTATATTGATTTACTAAGGAACTTGTGTGACTTAAAGCGGCATTCCAACTTGCTCCCCAAAAATTAGCTGGAGAATACCCTCTAGATTGAGCCAAAGACATCATTTGACCAATTGTTAATGGGGAATTATTGTATCTGACTCCACTTTGAGTATTTAGCCACTGATTGTAAGTGTTTGCGTAGTTTGCTTCGGCAGTGTTGTAAGCCTGTGCATATTGATTAACTTGAGATTGTTCAGAAGTTAATTGTTGTACTTGTGTCTGAATTTGAGTTTGTTGTTGCAATAATGCATTTGACATATTCTGGATCTGAGCGCTTAGATCCTGAGGCAATATGCTTTGAAAATTAGGTATTTCTGATTGAACAGCTTGAATTTGCGGATCTTGGGAAGTAAACTCTTGAGCAACTGGAGCAGCTACAGTAGATGCAATATCAGAAGAAATCGGAGCAACAGTAGATGGGCTTGCATTTTGCAATCCCAATTGTTCATTTGATATTCCCTGTACGGTGACCGAGCCACCACCAGAGTCTAATTCATCATCCATTTCTCACCTGATTGTGCAATGCAAAAAACCGATTTTTTTTGGCGGTGGGGAACATTTAATAAAGCCCCAAAGCTGAAGCGATTTGTTCATGAATGGTGTAATGAGTGCCTAGCCAGTCATAAAAATCATTTTCTTTATTAAAATCTACATCAAGCATATTAAATGGATTACTTAATCCAAGGATGTCTGCAAGCGCTTGATGCTCTACTTGGTGAGCCAATAACCAGTCATCTAGGTTGTCAATATTGGCATCTGTAATAGGGAATTTTGAGTAAGTTTGACCAGCATCGGTCAATGTTTCCCAAAATAACAGGTGTTGAGTGCCATTTTCAAACAAAAACTCTCCCAGGGAATCTTTATCCCCAAACTTCACGATTGAAAGAGTGTCCATGTTCACGATTTGTCAGCTTTCATATCAATCTTGTCCAAAATACGGGCAAGAGTGCCTTTGATCTCCGCAATATCAATGCGGTAATCATCTTTCATGACATAACCACGTTCAATCTCTTTAACATCCTCTTTAAGATCACGAATTGCATCCCAAAGGACTTTAAAAAGCCATCCAGCAATAGTTCCGACAATCGTTGAGGAAATGTTAAAGAGTAATTGAAAGTCCATGTTTTAGCCTTGTGGTTGCTCTGGTTGCGGTTCTGCTGGTACTTGTGGATCAGCTTGAGTTTTAATTTTAGACAAAACTACCCAAGCGCCAGTCTTAGTTGGCTGTTCACCTAAAAGTTGTAGCAAATAGTTAACTTCGTTAATTTCTAAATCTAATGCAATTGCCATGTAAATCCCCTTATGCTGTTGCCCAAGGCAGCGGTGTGTTAGAAGGTGACACGGGCGGAGTCACCAATGAAGAAATTTGTCCATCAATGTTGGCGTAATAATTAGCAAGATTGTCAGTTGCTTCGTTAATCCAGCCTAATACTTGAGCTTCTGTAAGTTGCTCGTATGGAGTAATATTTCCGCTTTCTGTTGGCGTAAACTGACAATTGCCACCAATTGATGCGGTGTGAATGCCATCTGTACCTGATACAGTAAAAAGTACATTTACTACATATCCAGCAGGATTAGGCACTGTGTACATTGAATTGATTTTTGTTGTGTATGTGTTTGACATAACTATCCTTATGCTAAAGTGACTTTCTTCCAAGCACCGTTATAGATGTAGAAGGCGTTGTTAGTAGAATCGTAATACATTGGTACGTGACCAGTAATTGCAGTTGGAGTGCCACTTGGAGCGCCAGCAGCAGAGGGAATGTAATAAAATCCCGCTGTCATATTTGTTGCGGATGTTGCGTTTAAATACGCATTTCCATTGGGATCTAAAACTTCTCTAGTGTTACCAGCGCCATCTGATAAAACAATATAGTTAGAACCTGTTGCCGATATTGGTGCGCCACCGCCTGTGTAAGCTCCAATGATGACATTATAAGAACCTGAAGTTACAGCGTATCCAGCGTTGTAAGTATTTAATGGATTAGCTCCACCAATAAAAGTATTTCCAACACCTGTTGTTAAACCATATCCAGTAAACCAACCTAAACAAGTATTTCCAGTTCCACTTGCAGTGTATCCAGCTTGATAACCAATATAAGTGCTGTATGCTCCAGTAGTATTGGTATAACCAGCTTGATAGCCTACTGCGGTGTTGTTAGATGCGGTGGTATTGGAAACAAGGGCTTGATAGCCTATTGCGGTGTTGTTAGATGCGGTGGTGTTTGCTTGAAGTGCAAATGAGCCTATTCCAATATTTGCCGCACCAGTAGTATTTGAATAAAGTGCTTTATAACCAATACCAACTATTTCATTACCAATTGTATTTGAATACACAGAATTTGAACCAACAGCAACTACATCGTATCCAGTTGTATTGTTATATGCAGAATTTGTACCTATCGCAACATTATTTCCACCACCTGCTGTATTTGAATAAAGGGAGTTATAACCTAAAGCGGTGTTATTAGAAATACTACCACCACCTAAACCAACAGTAAGACCATGAATAGAAGCATCATTTACTGTGGAAAATCCTCCAGCAGCACTAAATGCGCCAACTAGAGTGCTATTTGTGTAAAAGCTAAGAGCATTGGAATTTAATGTACCAATAGCCAATGGTGTGCTAACAGATTGCAAATAAACAGTATTTGCGGTATTGATGATGTTTTGACCTGGCGTATTATAGTTTGAGCTAGTAATACCGAGGTCACCATAATAGGTGGATGCAGTACCGCTGTTGTTACTTACAATAAAATCGGCTGAAGATGCTGTGCCAGATCCAATGTTTTGCAAAATAGTTTGCGTATAAGCATTGGCAGATGAGGTGTAAGAAGCGTAAATGTTTACGTCTGAGTACCCTAAAGTTCCGTAACTGTACGCACCAGCGCTTAAAGAACCTGTAATTGTGGCGTTTGCAACATAAGTGCTAGAGTTAACGGTAGTAAATACACCAGTAGAAGGGGTTACGTTTCCTATTGGAGTGCCGTTAATAGCATCTAAAGTGAGTGCTACATTGCTTATAGTGCCACCAGTAATAGCTACATTTGAACTTGTAAGATTAGTTACAGTAGCATTTGTAGTTGTTACGTTGGTTAAAATAACTGATCCGCTAAGGATAGATACATTTCCAAGCGCTAAATTGTAAATAGTGCTGGTAGTATTGCCCAAATAAACAGCAGTATTGCCCAAAGTGATGGGCGTAGCAAAGTTAGTATCTAGCTGAGATAACGGTAGGGCTGTAGTAGCTGTTGCAAAAGTATAGGGTACTGTCATTAGAATCTCACTCTTAGTTCATGTTCAAATTCAAAGCCGTTATAGACAAATCCCGCACTATTTGATGTTACAGTCAAACCAAGATATTTTCCATATTGGGAAGCATCCGATTTATATAATTCGTAGCCCACAGAATCCCAGTTAATTGTTGATCCAAGATAATTTGTCCAAGGAATTGTGACAAACGAATTGTTTTGCCAAATAATTGCGCTAGACAATGGATACACAGGGCTAGAACCAATTTCACTATCAACAGTAGCCGATAATGCGACCACATTACTGTTAGTAGCTTCAATAGCAAATTTTAACGCTTGTTTAGTTCTAATGGGGTCACCCATTGGCATTAAAGCAGTCTGAATACGGCTAGTAATAGTAGCGGTAGAGTTTGCATATAACTGGTACAAGTTTTGACCAGATACCCCGTATAAAGTCACTTTACCGCCAACAGGTACAGAGGTAATATAAGCAAGACTATCGTTTTGACTAGTTAAAAACCATTTTTTCTCAAAAAATACTGCTTGAATATAGCGGTAGCTTTGAGTAAATACGGCATCGTAATATCTAAAATTAAATGCAGCGCAAAGAATGTTATTTAACAAAACCTGACCAGCGTAAACAGGACTAGTGAAGTCAATGTTAGGAAACATACCATCTAAACTGTCGGATAGTTTGGAAGTGGTAGAACCTACAAGGGCGTACACCCCATAATCGTTCATAAACAGCACAGAACGAAAATACGGAAAGATGGCATTAGGGCGTTTAGATCCTACAGAAGCGCTTACGTTTGTGTTTGTAAATATAGTAGTACCACTAGTAGTAACCCTAACATCCGAAAACACGTTGATTGAATCATCACCAAAAATATACAAAAAGTTATTAGCAGAAAGTAGTTGCTGTATATTTCCATGTAATGTCGAGTCTGTAAGGGTTACCGATCCAGCAGAAACGCTTGTAAAATCGCTATAAAGACCCGCAGCGCTGTAATAAACGGTTCTTCCTTGTGCTACCCACACCCTTCCCGAAAAAGTAGCTATTCCCACGTTTTGTGTGGTATTAACGATGCCTTGTAAAACGGCATTAGTTGTAGCTCCGCCACCGCTAATGGTTACCACTAAATTTGAAGTGTTTGTGTAGCCCGTTCCAGGATTTGTCATCACCACTTGTGTGACCACATTTCCACTAATTATGGCTGTACCAGCAGCATTTGTGCCGCCACCGCCTGAAATGGTGACTACAGTATTGGATGAGTTGGTGTAACCAGCTCCCCCGTTAATTACATTGATTGTGACCGTTCCAGTGGCAAAAGTAAGCAATCCCGCTACAGCTTTAGCGCCAGTACCACCACCGCCAATCAAAGTAACGGTCAGATTAGCTGCATTTGTGTATCCAGATCCAGCAGAAATCAAAGATATTGAACCTACAGAATTTCCACCGCTAACTAATGATGTTGTAGCATTAGCTTGAGTGCCATTAGCATTGTCTGGTCCAGAAATGACTACAGTAGGAGCTGTGTTGTATCCTGATCCTGGATTAGTAATTGCTACAACACCTACAGAACCAATAGATACTACATTGTTTCCATCCCATGAGTACAAACCCTTAGATGGATCAATAATCAACATTCTGTCGTTGTACCATTGAGCGTATTCCACGCCAACATTAGAGAATGTACCCGCTACCGCTACGTTTCCTTGTGTGGCAGTTTGAATGTTGAAATATTGAGCAGATCCGTCTGCCAAAAATGCAACAATGTAATCGTTAAGACCAATATTGACAGAAGCTAATTGGCTTACGGTATTTGACCAAGTAACTGCTACATTTGATGCGTTGCTGACTTGATTGTAAGTAGGAACGATTTTAATGTTGGCATAACCAACTGGCTGGGCATTTTCAATCCAAGAAAACTCATCTTCCTCAATAGCGGTGCGGTTAGCCTTAGTGTTAAGCCCTTTAAATTGCTTAACAACTTGATATGATTTTTTCTGTTCCGCAGCAGCCATAGTTAATTAGGACTACTGTAAGCGCTTGGTATTCTCCTGGTGTAAACGGTATTGAGAACAGAAGCGATTTGTTTTTGATATTCCTGCTTAAATATTTCGGATTCACCAAAACTTTGCTCGTAAAACTTAGCAAGATAAGCAGCGTAGAATTTTACGCAAACTGTATAAGGATCGTTGATAGAGTCTGTTGCTGTTGAGGTATTTAAACTCAAGGCAGTTGGCAAAATGACAGTATCAATTTCTAATTGGTAAACCTGGTCTGGAACTGGTCCAAGATATATTTGGCTTTGCCCATAAATGGTAAAAGCCAAAGGTCTGCCAATGTAATTCTGCCAAAAACGCAAACGAGCATTAAAGTCAGACCAAGACAAATAATCAAGCGGTACACGAGTATTACCCCAGTACAAATTGATATTAAGAATGTCCAGTGTATTTGATCCTTGTGGCAATGCTGAATAGTAAATATTCTCGCAGTTACCTACATATTGCAATTTAGCCGTTCCGTCAGAAAACGGTGTGCTTGGCGGATAATTGCTTGCGTTAGAAGTTGTTGCGTTAGGATATGGAGGCGCAGAAGATCCTGATACTCCAGCCTGAGTATATTGATAAATATAAATATTACTAAAAACAAAAGTGTTCAAAGACACTGTTGTATTTGCTACCCACTGCGTTGGGTTGGCTGGTGTAGCACCGTTAGCCGTTGCTGACGATGGTACTTGATAAGGTGTTTGAGCTACTTGAATTGTGCGTAAGCACCCAGTATCTCTAACTGTTCTTTCTCTTGCAGAATTGATGTAATCCGTTAACTGTGTGTCGGTGTAGAAGTTAGCGTTAGCATCATGCAGCAATCTGCGTACATCAGTGATATAGCTTGAAAGGGTTGCCATTTATTTGCCATAGTTCATGCTACCGCTTGAAGGACTTTTCCCCCTGCCTTTTTAACGGGCAAGGGTACTCTTTCCACCAACGGGGATAACGATTGGTTCTTTTTTGGTGGTTCAGTGGACAATTCCCATTTAGACAAATTCTCTAATGCTTTATCTAAATCATTGGAAGTAATCATCCATCCTAACCTTGCCAAGTAAGGCTCTTTATTATCCACTCCGTAACCAAATATGTGACGAGCAGCTTCAACAGGAATCTCTATTGTTTTAGCAGGTTCAAACACATAAAAGACACCAGCATAGCCATCTTTATGGGGTTTGTCGGTGTGATTGGTTACGAATATATTGGACATTAGAATTGGACTACATCGCCATATACAGCAAAGTTAACAGTGTTTGCATTACCTGCAACAGTGTTTACGTTAATGTATAGAGCTTGGGTTTGAAAACCAGTAACAGTTGTATTGGCGTTATAAGGCGCAGCAATGTTGAGGTCTTGATAAGTATTACCAGCGGTAATATTTGTCAACACTACGTTTGCTACAACGGCATTAGAAATGTTTTGGTCGTTGCTAGTAGTAATGGAAATGTTGGCAAGCGACACATTTCCGCTAGATCCGTTAACAGTAATTCTGCGAAGAATTACAGCGCCAGATCCAACGGTTGCGTTTGCGTTTGTCAAGCCACCACTTAACAAAGGAATGGTAATGGTTGTTGCAGCATTACTGGTTACTGTGTTTAAAGCGGTAGCTTTGACAACTGCAAGTCGAGTATATCCAAAACTGTCTTGCAACAACGATGCGACTCTGTTTGCGCTAGACATAGATTACCCCTTAGACGTTGTTAAATGTGCCAGTTACAGACTGACCACCGTTTACGGTCAACAATACCATTGTGGTGTTAGTGGTTGCGTTAGCAGCCATGTTTATACCATCAGAGATAATTACGCCACCAGAGTTAACTGGATATACGTTTGACCATGTGGCTACGTTAGTTGTGGAGTTATAAGCAGACACAGCGCTAATTACTACGTTAGACGTTGCGAAAGCAATATAAGTACCAGCAGGAATGACGTTACCAGCAGTAGTTACAGTTAAGTTTGTAAGTTGTACGTAAGCACCAGGAGTGTTAGCAATGGTGCTTGATACTAGAATTTTATTTAAGCCGAGTGCCATGTTATTAGCTCCTTATAGTGAAATAGAGTTATAACCTGTCACCACAGTCATTGACTTAGGCTTGGTGCTTACTAATTCAGCAATCATCAAGACAGCGCCAACATAACCGATCTGCCAGTTAGGTAAAGTGGACTCAAAACCAGTAAATACGAAAGAACCTTGATCGTGAATATAGAGGTTCAAGTAGTTACTGTTGATGAAGTACATAGTACCTTCAGGACAGTATGGATCTGGGTAAACAGGAACACCAGCGACCATCAATGCACGGAAAGCTGCCTGAGGACCGTTTGAATCGCCATCAAAAGCGCTTCCTGGGGTGATAACGTATTGTTCTTGACCAACGTAGTCTTGTGCCAAGAGTGTCCATGTACCAAAACCGCAAACGGCAAAGGTTGGGATTTCAGCACCACGTTTTACAGTACCAGAAATGTATTGCAGTACGTTTTGACGTGTTGGGTTGACGTTTCCAGCGTTGTAACGCTTAGATTGCCACCATGTGTAGGTAGAACGATTGATGTTACCGTATGTTGCAAGGTTTGTACCATCATCAATTGCACCAGGCAAACCAATGAACTGTTGAGTATTGGTGTAGTTGGTGTAAAGAGCAGTAGCCATTGCATCCATCATTACGTTGGTCGCATCGTTCATACGAGCTTCAATCAATGGAATAATGGCGTAATCTTGCTGAACTGCACCTTCCATACCTAAGAAAGGTACTGGGGCAATCATTAACTTCAAGTTAAATTCAGCGTTAAATGCACCTTGCTGAACTGCTGGCTGGTTGAAAGAACCAGAGTAGTCAGACCATTGTGCGTTAACAAACTGAGCGCCTTGAACTGGCACGGTTACTTGTGACACACCGCCTGAAGCCTGTTGACTGTTAGCAATCAAAGCAGCCATCAAAGGTGTACTGTTGTAAAGCTGTACGACCAGCTTGGGAATAAACGCTCTACGAGTTACGTATGTAAGCTCGTTATACTGCGATGAACCCGAGGCTGGAACAATTCCTCCGCCTATTGGCATAATAAACTCCTAAAGTAAATATCCCCTATTTACTACTTATTTAAAACCGATGGGTCTTGAGTTTTGTTTGCTCAGATCCGCCAGCGCTTTTTGTGCTTCATCTCTAGCACCCATTTGTGGGTTCTTCCAATACTTAGAAAGGTCAAACTTGTTCATTGGGCTAGAGCTGTATCCCATTGGAGTTGGAGTTGCTGCTTTCTTCATCCAATCGAAATATTCTGCTGCTGTTTCATGATTAGTCATGCCTTTTTCAAGCATTACTTTTTCAATCTCAGCAATTTCTTCTTCGCTACGACCTAATTTTGCTCTGCGCTTGTTTAATTCTTCAACTGCATCACGCTCACGCAACTTAGCTTCCAAAGCCATTACCCGTTCTTCAGCAGCAGATACTTTTTTATTGGTGTAATCTTCAATATCAAGTTCTGGCACAGAAAGCTCAGGTCTGACCTGTTTGGTCATACGCAAAAATTCTTTACGTGTTTGTGGGTTGTCAGACAATTGCTTGGCTAACAGTGCCAACTCATCACGTTGTTCTAATGATAAATCTTCTAAGCTCATAATTTATCCCCTTTCTGAGTTAGATTACTTTTTTGGTGTCACCTGGATGGCTCATAGTCATCATGTTCTTAAAACCTGCTTTAGAAGCAGAGGTTAAGCCACCAAACTGTGAGTAACGAGGTGTGTTGATAACTTGACCATTTTTTTGGTTGTTATCAGTTGGTCTGCGTGGTAACGCAGCGCCACGTGGTTTAAAAAGTTCCATAATGATTCCTTACATTTTTGGAGTTGCGGAAGGCATACCACCTGGCATACCGCCTGGTGCTGCTGGAGGCGGTGTTGGGGCAGACATACCTGGGATTTGTGGCGCTTGTTGCATTGCTTTTCCTTCAGCCGTTGCGCCACCAGCTTGAGGTAATGTTTGAAGCATTTGCATGATCTCGGTTGGCTGAAGTTCATTAACCTTAGACTTTTTAGGACCGATGATTCCTGTCATGGTGCGAATAGCAGCAAGGAGCTTTTGACCTTCTGGGGATTCGCTTCCCAAGGCAGGAAGTGCTTGTTCGAGTAAGTCCATTGCCATCGAAATGTTAATCATTGAGGCTTCCCGATTACCCATTTTAGGTTCAGGGGTGGACATTGGTGATCCCATTGGTGGAGCGGAATTATCAGAAATTCCACCACCGCCTTCTGGCATTGGAGGAATACCAGCAGGTGTAGCCCCATCTTTTTGGGACTTAATCATTTGCATTAGTTGGTCTGACGGTACGCCCATACATTTTCCTATGAATTTACGCTTACTGTAATCTTAAACTAATAAAAGTCAAGTGGGGGGTATTATTTTTGATTCCCTCCCCCCAAGGGAGGTTTATTCGGTCAAGTCCGAAATAATCCTGTTAGGGATTACTTACGTGCTTTACGACCTTTGCGAGCTTTACGTGCCATGTGAATGACTCCTTAAAAAGCGGTCACCTATTTCAAAGGGAAGGCAGCCACACCCTTTTTCCTGTGAAGGGAAACTATTAACGACGTGATTTACGTGATTTTTTATGGCTCTTACGCATTTTAAATCTCCAAGTTAAGCTATCCCCTAACTGAACGACCCATGTCCCTAGTTTTAGGGCTACGGTTAAAACTCTTTACTCCTTGAGTACGATACTGCAAATTTGGTGAACCTGCATCTCTTTTTAATTGCTCAGTAGTTACCCTAGGTTGATCTGCTTTTGGCGCTACGCTTGATCTTGCCATTATCCTACCTCTGGTTCTTTCTTCCCTTTAGGTGCGGGAGCTTGTTGTTTAGGTTGAGCAGCTTCCATTTTCTCTCTACGTTTCAACTTGTCTTTCAACAATTGTTTCATCGGTGGTTCTGTCAAGTCAAGCAATGATTCGGCATCAATAGCTTTGGCTTTGAACAAATTAAACGCTAATTGTTTTAAATCTTCGGTAAAGATTGGGCTGTTAGAGTGAGCATCCACTTTAACTACAAAATCTTTAGTAAATTGCTCGGCAATAAAGGCTTTACCATCTTCATCTTTAAAGTGAGTGTCATCATAGGCTTGCAATAACTTGAGATATAAGGTTGCTACCTTTTCCAAGCTATCTTCCACAATCAAAGCCCGTTTTTTAGCTCTTGAACTACCAAGACGAGCTAATTGGCTTGCATGACCTTGACTTCTTACGCCTGATTCGCCTTTACCGCTTAATACGTTGCTAATACCTGATACTTCAGCAAACATATTGTCAATTTCATGCAATACCTCAAACAAATCAGGTGGCATTTCAGGCGATAGGCGATCTACCTTACCGCCAGGCATATCTGAGGCAATCAATGATCCAGCACGTTGCATAGCAAAGTATTTTTCATCGGTAATACCGCTAAATCCGCTAAATGCCGTTGGTGGCGCTACCTGCTTAGAAAGAAGATCAAGAATCTCAGTCATGCGAGTGTTACGCAACTCTTGCAACAAAATCAATTGCTGCGCTTCTGAAGCACCCCAGTAATAATCGGGCAATGGATTAGGTGTAATCTGCACAAAAGGACATTCACCTTTTAAGAACAGGCTTGCACCAGGTCTGTCATAAATGATGATGTCAGGAGCAGCCATTGTGACCACTTGATAATCCTCAGTATCATCATTCCACAGCCACAACTCAGTCATTTCAACGGTATCTTCGGCTACCTGAGCTTTGTAACGGTTCATGCCGTACAGATCAAGGTTAATGTTGCCGTAGATAGTGGGATTGGTCTGGCTCATCACAATACGGTTTACCGCATCAGGTATTTCAGAATCGGATACTTTTGTGCCTGAAGTAATGCGGGAAACAATCTGTTCACGCTTTGGATGGGAATACAGACGGGCGTATAGCTCCGACTTAGTAATGTAGTAAGTTTGTGTAATGGCTTCTTGCCTGTCTGTATAAGGGGTATCTTCACGCAACACGCCAATCGATGACGGTTCAATCATGTAAGGATGAATACCTTTGTTGTACACCAGCTTAATAAAGGTGGTGTTGTACACAAGCGCCCATGTCAACGCAGTAGAAAATACTTGATCTGCATTGGAATTAAGCCACTCATCATTGAGCGCTTGGGTTAAGACTGGTGCTTTGTGATGCTCTGCGTTATGGACAGATGCGCCTAATGCAATAGAAAATCTTGTTGTTTCGGCTGAATATAAAAATGAAGTTAATTGATCTAAGTGCGGGTGAATTTTATTAAAATACGCTGGTGGTTGCTCTGGACCAGCGCCAAATAAATAATATGCTCTTAGTGTCGTGTAATCACCCTTTCTAGCTTCTTTGGACACCATACATTTATTGATGATGTCCAAATATAGTTCTTCTCTAGCTTCGGGTGCTGACGGAATTTTCATGTTTTAATTTTTAGGTTATCTGGATCGGGCATATAACTTGCAGTCTTAGGTCCTGAGTTTATACCAGCCTGTTGTGGTGTCAAGCCCACCTGCTCACCCATGACAGGTTGTGCAAATCTTCCAGCAAGAATGGACTGCATATCCATTCCTCTCATTCCTCCGCCCCAGACCGCTGCATCCCCTGGGCGGCTTTCTTTTTGCGCTTGCTGATCGGGAATTTGGGGTTTGATTTTGTCTTTGTTGACGCCTTTTTTGCGGGTAGCGTACTTTTCTGCGTCTGCGTAGTCTTTTTCTTTGAACTTGTTTTTACGGGTAAGGTATCCGCTTTGGTTTTCACCTTCTCTTGTGGACTTGATGTCGGACATATCGAACTCCATTGCGAGTTGCTTTGTTGACTTGTCGGTGAACTTGGTTTTGTTGCTGATAAGGTTAGGAGCTTGCAAAAATACGACCATAACTTCTTCATGACAATCCTTCATAGGACACTGCGGTTTACGGGATTCGAAATATCCATGTTTAGGACATTTGTAATCGTTTACTACTGCCATTGTTATCTCCCCTTCAATTGTTCGTCAAGTGTTAAAACAGAATAATCAGACCTATTGGTAATACCCAACTTAATCTTAATCTCTCCATTAACTAATTGCAATCCCGCACTTTTTGCCATATCAGGCTTTGGTTCTTTGCGATATTGCACAAATCTAGTGTTATCTCGGTTTTGCATAATGGCTACTTCGCCATTTACCCACTCTGTATAGGCTTTACTAACTCGTCTTTGCATATATTCGGTCAATGGTTCGGATTCATCTAAGAAAACATCCCGTATATGCGCTTCAGACACGCCAGCCAAGTCAGAAAACAATTTAACGGATATTCCACGATTTTTGTCTTGTAAAAAGCGTTTCATAATCCGTTTTAGTTCCATTTTTGGTATTGCAGACCTCATTTACCGTAAACCCCAATACGTTTTAAGTAATCGCTCACATTTCTGCCAACGGTAAGCTGCTCTGGCGTAAAGTCATCTTGCATACGGGACATTGGGCGAGTGAGCTTGGCAGTAATCAGTCTTGGTTGCACCTGTTCTGCAAAAGCAGCGCAAGCAAGAGCCGTAGCAATTACCCTATCGTCTTTATTGCGACCTGAAGCCTCAATTGAGCTGCCGTCACGGATAGTGGTTTTCATTTCTTCAATCGTATCCATATCCCAAATGTCCATCATCCCACGCTCAAAGTAATCTTTCATGTAGGTAAGCATCCGCTCTTTGGTTGCTGCTGTGGTCATCCAGCCAATTGAGTTGGACACCCCGCCAAGCGTATCGTTTCTGCGCCAAATGTAATTTTGCATATTGCCGTACACGTCAAGCAGGTCTTTGCCTAGGGCTGTACCCATGCTGGCAGCTTGGCGCTTGAGGTTACGCAATTCATTGATAACTGCCTGACCTGGACCATTGATTTCAAGGTTCAAAGTCGAGTTTTTATACGCACCCGCTAGGTGGGCAATGATCCAAGCAAACTGGTAGGTGTTTAATTCTGAGGTGGCAAAGGAAGCGACTTGCTCTAGTCCATCTGCGTAGCACCTAAAGACTTGAATACAAAATCTGTCAGCCCAATCGCTAGATCCATAAGCAGGATCAGCGCCAATAACATAGTAAGCCGTATCAACTGGTTCTTCCCAGACTTTAAGGGTTGCCAGGCGCTCTGTTGATTTAAGAACTTCAGTATCTTGAAAGTTAACACCAAAGCTATAGCGGTAAGAATCATAAGTACGTTTCTTTAGTTTTTTAACTGCATCGGTACACCTAGCGTTAGAAAAAAACGATGTACCTGTCATCACAAAGGCATAGTCCTCAGTAGGCGGAAACTCTTGATACATGAGGCTATCGTCTTTAATACCTTCGTACAATTTCCAGCGCCACCACGCTATTTGACGGGAATTGATTTCAAAGTTATACAACTTTTTAATATCTTTGACCCATTCTTTTTCTTCGCCTGTCAGCTTGCCATCCCAATACACTTCATAGGTTTTGCTTTTAGGATCAAGCATATACAGCTCGTTACGCCACCAGCCACAAAAGATGGCACGTTGCGTACGGGCTTTTTTAGCTGTCACGTACATATCGTGAAACATATTAAAGCCACGTGCCGTTGATTCAAAGGTGTACAAGCGATCAGGGTTAGTCTCAGCCAAAGATGCTAAGAGAGATGCAAGTCCTTCTTCGTCACCCCAGGATGATGTTTCTGTTCCATGTAGGTATGTAATAGCCTTACCACGACCCAAACTTCCTTTTGCTCTAAGCCCAGCGACTTGATAAAAGAGACGGCTTCGGTTTTTGAGGGAAAGCTGATTTCGGTTGTGAGCAAGGAGCGGGATTTTATACTCTTTGGGCAAACCATCCATATACATGGCAAGGGTTGATCGGAACATATCCCGATTTTCTTCCGTATCCGTTGTGAGTGTGCCTTGAAGCCCTGGGTGCATGAAGTGCCAGTAGAGGTCAAGTGCGAGGGAGATTGTGGTGATTCCAAGTTGCCTTCCTTTCAGAATGACGAAAAAATGGCAGCCATCTGCCAATCCTTTGTTGATCTCATCCATGACATAGGTTTGCGTACCCAGAAGATTGTCCATCTTCCGCAAGCCTTGCTCTTTGGTCTCAATCTTGAGCTGCTTACAAAAATTGTAAAAATGTTTGAGATTGAATTGACTCATGTAATGATCCAAGGCAATTTGCCATTAAACCGTTGTAGTAGGGCATGGTTGCCCATTTCAAAGAATTCTTTTTGTACGCCACATTCCCCGCCTAACCTAAAGTTAAACGTATGCTTTTTGGTAGAGGTAAAGTTTGGAAAAATATGCTTGGCAGCGTCATAAAACTGACGATCCACCTGCGGACTAGGTTGATTTAAGATGATGGCTAATTGCTTGAGGTATTCGGTTTTCATACCCCACATACACCAGTCAACAAAATGATGACCAGGGATATTCCATGAGTCGTGCAGCTCTCCTAAGGCTTCGCAATTGTCCTCAAGCAAAAAGTTACCCTCCTTGTCATAGATTGACCTAAGGCTATAAGCCCAATCATATCCTTTTTCAGTAATCAATCCCATGATCGATGCCACATGATTTTGACTAAACCAATCGTCATCGTTGCAAAAGAAAGTGACATTCTCTGTAACCAGTTGAGGAGCAGCAGCTAACCAACGCTGTCCTGCATATCCGTTGCCCCCAATCTTGGCATCCCAATAACAAACCTTGGTGTGCTCATCCCAGTACAGCTTACGAATGTCTGCAAAGGTTTGATAATCCCCGTCACACAAAATATAATGAGTGCAAGGGTGATACTGCGCTTTAATTGAAGCAACGCAATTGGATAGCTCCCAAGGGCGGTCACCTCTAGTTACGGTCACTACGGCTGCGGTTTTCAATTGTGTTTACCTAATCGTTTGGTTTCAAAGTCTGGGATGTCCCAGTACGCCACTTTAAGTCTAGCGGTATGGTTTTTAGCAAGGCTGATTAACCCGTCATAGGTCATTTGACTAAACCGTTCTTTCCATTCTGCCGCTAGTTTTATCTTTTGTTTTTTGGTTTTGCAGGAAATAGCTCTTAACATTTCTGTCTTGTACATCAGCCGTTCTTCCCGCAATCTTTCTAAATCAGTGGACTGCGTCACCATCTTCAGGCTCTAGCAGTTTTTTAAGGTGCAAAATTTCTGCCTCAGCCATCATTAGAAGTTCAGATGACTTAGCATGAACACGCATCAGCTCATGAAAAATGTCATCCTTGCTCATAGCCCATACTCTTGTCATATATTCCTTTTTGGCAAGGTCACCTGCCTTTTCAATATATTGCTGGACTGATATAGCGTTCTTTATTCCGTTCTCCATACTCGCACTCCTTCACTTTCTTTTCTGGCTATAAATTTTTTGCCTAACTGTTTGCCTGTGCGGTAGTTTGCATTACAGACAATCTGAATTTTCCCCGTTGGCACAAAGAATGACTCTCCGACTTCCAATTGTTTATATGGGTACACATTGCGCTTTTTCTCAGGGGGTATCGGTATATTTTTTTCTACCTCAATACTCATTATGATATTCTCCTTATAACTTAACTCATCATACCACCATGATACACACATACAACGAATATCGTCTAGGGGATAACCTAGTTCATCTTAATTATTTACGCAAGGTTTGCAAAGAGAACCCCGATCTGGAGTTCACCCATCATGTCAATCCTGCGTATATCGACCAACTCGCCCCTCTCGTAGAGGATACTGCTATTGGCTTGCAGGGGCTAAGTATCCCGCCTGGCGCTCATAACGCTTGGATCGGTAGGGACAATTACTTTTATAACCATCCATTGCAGCATGATTGGGTGGCGTTTTACTTGGAATGGTTCGATCACCTATCTAACATCCTTGAAGTTTCCAATCCTATGGCTTGCAAGGAGGACTTCTTATTCGATTACCCCGCTTTAAACGAGCCCTATGACATGGAGTTTGATGTATTGGTCATTAACTCTGCCCCGTCATCTGGGCAACTACCAGACTTTAACCCCCAATTCTTTGAAAAACGGGTACGGGAATTGGCAAATCAAGGGCTAAAAGTAGTCACAACTGCCCCTACAGGGATGGTTTCTTGCACCTTAGATTGGGATTTAGACGTGACTGGCATAGGCGCAATATCAAAATACTGCCAGCACATAGAGGGTGTGGCTACTGGTCCTATGTGGACTACGTTCAATATCTTCAATCAAAACAATATCTTGAGTCGTAAGTTCTACTGCGGACATCAAACGGTGAATCTTACCGACAATACGGTAACGATAAATAAACTGTAATTTTTTTTGGGGGGAGCTGCGAATGGGGCTCCTCCTACAACAGGTCCATGCCCATCTCAAAGGGCGCATTGTTTATGCTGATTTAATCTAATCTGTCCTGCCCATATTCCCTTATAGATCAATCAGTTATGGCGTATTGTTAATGTAATACTACCCATTGCACCCATATTGAAATTGTAAGAGGGCATTGTGTAGGTAATCTATCCCCCATTTGGTTACCCCTACTGACTATATATACATCTATTTACTAAGTACCTATATAAACTAACTTTAAATAGATGATAGCTATATATCTATCATTGTATATATATAACTATAGACTATAGACGATAGCTATGCAATAACTAAAAGATATAAAAATAAGTTGTTGACATCATCAAACTAATGTCTATAATCTAGCTATGCACTACTAATTAAGTGTATGTTTTGCAGGTGAGAACCCTGCACTTTTTAACAGAAAAGGAAATTAAAATGCAAAACGCAATCTATCAAGAGGTAACCGATCAAATCATCGCAGAGATGGAAAAGGGCGCTGCACCTTGGATTAAACCTTGGAAATCTGACTCTAGCGTAGAAAAAAACATTGTTTCAAAAAAAGAATATAACGGCATCAATCGTCTAATTCTTGGAATGATGACTCACTTTAAAGGTTACCAGTCACCTTACTATGGCTCATTCAAACAATGGCAGGATCTAGGCGGTACTGTTAAAAAGGGCGAAAAGGGCATTAAGATTGTTTTTTATAAGCCAGTAGTTAAGACTGAGGAAAACAAGCAAACAGGCGAAAGTGAGAGTTTTGCCTATTCATGCCTAAAAACCTATTATGTATTCAATGCCGATCAAGTAGAGGGCGTTGAGTTTGAAAAGCCAGCGATCTCGCCTAGAGTTTATAACCCTGCACCTGCCTTAGATGATCGCATCATTAAGACTGGCGCTAATATCAAGCATGGCGGAGGATCTGCGTTTTTCTCGCCAATGGGTGATTTTATCGGGATGCCTAATCGTGACACCTTCAATGATGACTCTAGTTATTACGCTACTGTATTGCATGAGTTAACACACTGGTCAGGCGCTAAACATCGCCTAGATCGTGACATGAGCGGAAAATTTGGCAATGCAAAATATGCCTTTGAGGAATTAGTAGCAGAATTAGGCGCTGCGTTTCTCTGTCAGGATTACCAGATACAGGGTGAATTGCGCCATGCTGGATACATTCAAAATTGGCTCACTTGCCTAAAAGAAAACAATCAAGCAATTTTCAAGGCTGCAGCACTTGCTCAAAAGGCAGCCGATTACATCAACGGCTTAGATGCTCTCACTAATCAGCAAGCGGCTTAAGTGTTAACTAGCAGGGCGTTAGGAATAGCGCCTTGCTGGATTAGCATTTTGCTAGTCAATACCTAACTATTGGAGGTTTTATGTTATTAAGCAAACAAGTTGACAGCATTGCTCAAGGCATTGCGTGGAATGATCGCACCCTAAAGGATGCAATGAATACGGGGGTGTTATCCCCCGATGATGTAGCTACCCTTGCTCTGGCATTGCAGGGGGTTTCAAAATTTCACAGGTTGCAAGATGTAGCGATCAAATTACATATGGCGGGTTTATGAATAGGAATGATACTCAGGAAATTTTAGAAACAATCTGGCAAGCACTTGAGGGTTATAGGGAAAACTGTATCCCTGAGGGTGACTCTCAATATGATGAGCAATGGAGCGATATTTGCACCGCTATGGCGTGGATCACAGAAGATATAGAAAACGCACAATAGAGCGGTTTTATGGGTTAGGTGCTGTATAGGTATTACCTAACCCTTAAAAACGTCTTAGCGCTTGTTTTAATCAGTTTTAAATGGATGTTTTAACACTTAATTATTTTTTTATTTCACTATTTCGGGAGTATTTCAAAATGAATGATATTTATACAAAAGAACGTCAGCGCTTTGTAAAGAGTAGATTTTCCCCCATGCGTGTGCAAGGCGTGATGAGTAAAGATCAGTTAATTGATTGTTTTAGCGTGGTCGGTGGTTTGCTGCTGGTTTGGGTATTGCTGTCACTATGATTACCCCAAGAGCTAAACCCCTAACCCGCTTAGGGCGGATGACCTTAAAAAAGGGTAGCTATCGTTTATCTTGCTGCTTAACTAAGAGGGTGCGATCCTGTAAGAGTCCCCCAGATACTAGCCAGCTTGTTTATTCCCTTTGGCGCTACACCATGCGGGAGGGGTGGGTAATGCCCCCGTGTAGTTTACTTTGTAGGTGATTTTGGTAGCGATGTCAAAACTGTTACCAAGCCCCCTCAATAACTGACAACAAAACCACCTACAAAATAGACTTAGGCGGATTATAAACATACTTTCAAAAGGAGTGCAACATGAGTAAAGCAGATGATGATGCAGCAAAGTGGATGGAGATGAATAGAGCAGCCCAGTATCGGGAATGGATCAGAGCAACGGAAACTGGAACGCCTTATTACATCAATATCCAAGGAGATGTCATAACTGAAAAGGAGGAAAAAACAACAGATAATAAATAAATTGCACTAATCAAAATAATGTAGTAATGTTCTAACTGTAGTACCTAAACCTAACTATATAAAGGAATTTAATGATGAAATATTGCATTGATTGCAAGCATTTATCAGGTCAAGACTGTCACGCACCTGAAGTACCTCGACACATGGTCACAGGGGAAAAGCAAATCTGGACAGCGCTACACGCTCGCAACTTACCTATTACTGGTTGCGGAGAAAATGCTAAGTGGTTTAAGCCGTTTGAGTTTGAGCCAGTTAACGAGCAAGAGGCAGATATTGATGATCTATCCGCCATTCCATTTGGGAGATAAACATGGCTAATGATCGCAATGATTTTGCACCTGAAGTGCGTAACAGCGCTATTTGGTCAGGAGATTCCCGCAAAGTAGCCAATGGCAAGATGGTTGATGTCATCTTGGAAAAGCAAGGAAAAAAGCCCTTGCCAGACTTATCCGATGTTGAGGCGGTACAAATGGGTCATGTTATGCAGCCCATTATTGGAAGATTGGCTCAAGAACGATTAAAGATGGAATTAAAAGAGGCTGATTATGTTATTACACATCCAAAACATGAGTGGTTTCGTAGTCATTTTGATTTCATTAGTGCTAGTGGCGATCCAGTGCTTGTCGAGGCAAAGAATTACAACGCAGCGGTGCGTAGCAAGTTTGATCCTGATACCAATAGGATTCCTGCTGCTGACTACGCCCAACTGGTTCACGAAGCTGCTTGTCATAATGTTAACCGTATCTTTTTGGCAGTGCTATTTGGTGGACAAGAGTTTCACACCTTTGAATTTAATATCTCTGACGCTGAAAAAGATGATTTGTTGCAAAAAATGGCTCAGGTTTGGGGTTATTGCAAAGCCAACACGCTTCCGCCAGCGGAAACCATTGAGCAAACCAAGATTATCTACCCTGAAAGCGGTTCTGGAGTCATTACGGCTACGCAGCAAATTGAAATGGCTGTCGCTTACCTTAAAGACATTAAGAATCAAATTAAAAATCTTGAGGCTGCTGAGGAAGATATAGAGGTAAAGATTAGAAACCTGATAGCAGATAACCAAGAGATTAGATCAATAGATGGCACTACTTTAGTCACTTGGAAGTCATCCAAAGGCTCTAAACGCTTCTCAGCAGAGTTATTTAAACAAGCAATGCCCGATATATATGAGAAGTTTGTTATTGAGCAGCCAGGATCTCGGAGGTTTTTAATCAAATGAATAAAGACATTTATTGCGAGTGTTGTGGCGCTAAGGTTGTGGAATATAAACACAGCTTTAACGCTGGGTTAGCTAGTAGTTTGTGGCAAATCTATTTGGCTGATAAGCCTATTGCTTTAACGGATCTTGAATTGACACGCACACAATGGACTAACTTTCAAAAGTTACGCTATTGGGGTTTGGTTCAGCAATCTATTGATCCTATTACTAAAAAGCATAACGGCTTATGGGAAACAACTCAATCAGGAAATCAGTTTGTAGATGATCCTAGCGTATCAATAGCCAAATATGTATGGACTTTTAGAGGTGAAACAGTGCGATTTGAAGGTGAATATGTTTATTTCACTGACATTTTGGAGAAGTTTTACAAAGACAGACCAACTTACGCAGCGGAGGCAGTAAGACATGAACAATCTTGATTTAGCAGTATGGGTGATGACTATTTCTAGCGTCATTGACACCATTATTTCTCTAAAGGAGATATTTGTATGAAAGATATTCCAGAATACGAAGGGCTTTATGCAGTTACTGAGGATGGGCAGGTTTGGACATATCCTAATTACATTCATAACGGAAGATTTTTAAAGTCATCCGTAACAAAGTATGGGTATGAACAGGTTGTTTTATCTAAAAATGGAAAAACAAAACATTTTTATGTTCATCGTCTTGTTGCTCAGGTTTACTTGTTGCAAGACGAAAACAGAAATCATGTGAATCATAAAAATGGAGTTAAGACTGATAACAGGGCATCAAACCTTGAATGGGTAAC